CTAGCCCGCCCGCCGTCTCTATCTGCTCCTTAATGTACTTCGTCGCACAAAGCAGATGGTAGACGTTGTCCGGCGCATACTCGGCTGGTTCATGCTCGACAGGCGTGCACCACTTCGTAACCTTCTCCGTTGCCGTCTCGCTCCGTCTCGCCTCGATAACCTGCCATAGTGTTACGTCCTCGATACGAGGGATACGGTACACGAGCTTTCTATCTTTTATAATAAAAGGGTCGGCCTTAGCGTACTCTGCCACCGCGTTAAGTGTCGCTGCTTGGTCAGAAGTTAGGCCGCCCTTGTAATTCGGATGCAAGTTACAAATATATTCTAATTGTTTGCGGTTGTAATACCCACAAATTTTCCACCATAAGCGGCGGAAGACGTTTTTAATCTTTCCCCTCCAGTTGGTAGGCTCTTGCAACATCAACCACTCCACACCGTAAAACGCCGTAGTTCTTTTCAAACGCTCGACGTAATGCGGCTTGTCGTCTAGGGCGTAACATTCCGAGCTGTTAGGGCACTCCATCGTACCCCGTTTAACACAATTACCGCAACTTAGTTTTTTACTCATATTCAATCAGTTCTAGTTCTTCGTAATAATACCATTCTTCAACGTTTGATCCGTCCCATTGCACGACTACGCCTAACACGTCGGCTTCTGTAACCGTCCCGGTGTTCCCGGCGTAATCGTATTTAAGGCGTACCCGATCGTCTACTCTCATGCTGCAAATCTAGTCATTATTTGCGTATCTAGGGCGGTATTTACGTATAAGATAATCAACGCCATAACGCACAGCGTCCAATGCGTGGTTGTAAGCGTCTACCGGCTCGTTGGTGTACGTGTCGGTCAGGTTGTCCTTGACGTAGGTATAATTGTCCGCCTCGTCCAGTACGTTCGTGCTACGCTTCGTCACGAACAGGTTGAATTGCTTCACCTGCTGGATACCCGCCCGGATCGATCCTTTCCCCTTGATACAGGGAATCGTGTTGCAGCCTAGGCCGCGTAGCTCTATGATAGACTTCTGTTCTGCGTTGTCGCATACCGTGATGGTACGGTCCAGCCTTTCCGCCTTAAGCCTCTCGGCGATCGTGCGGTTGAGCATCTTCGTCTCGTAGCACACTTCGTCTATATACAGGTTCATGCCCCGCATGTAGATTTTGACGATAGCGGTCGGGTCGTTCTGAAAGCCGAAATCAAGCCCTGTGACGAACTTTACGTCCTCACCCGTTAAATCCTCCGGCAAAGCGTCGATCGTCTCAATTTGGGGATATACGAGCCCTTCCAGCCCGCCCGTCAGTCCTTCACCGTAGACGCGCCACCAATTAGCGTCCTTGGCGTTGCGCTCGATCGCCTCTACCTGCTGCTTCGACAAGTACGGGTTGTCCTTGTAGGTTGAGTGGATCGTTACGTACTTGTCGCCTGTGAAGTCCGTCTCGCCCCAGAAGCGCCGCACGGGGTTGAAGTCAATGATAACCTTGATCGTGGTACGTACGTCCAACTGTCGGAATATCTCGCGGGGCACGCGCTGCGCCTCATTGATGAAAAGAATGTCACGCGCCGGGCCGTGGACCTTCGACGCGTTGTCACACCCGAAAAACTCGATGCAAACACCTGGCTTCACCGTGTAGATCAAATCAGACTTGTTGAGCGCGTTATCGTCCCACACCCCTTCGTCTAATAGCATGTTCTGGAAGTCACGAAACATACCGCGCTTCACGGCTGGGAGCGTGTCGGTAACACAGGAGATCATCAGAGGCTCGGTACTTTCGTTAGCAACCAAATAGAGGAGCTGTAAGACACTCCACGTCTTAGATGAACGTGTACCACCCTTGCTCGCTATACCTCTTATATAGGGGTCGCAAAATGGCCCTATCATCTTATTGAATACGTAGGTACAATTCATCCCTTCTCGTCCTCCTTGTGATCCTTTTTAAAGTTCTTGATTGAGCTAACCTTTGCGCGTACTTTCGGGTCGGTTACGTTCACAGTCAAGCCACCCTTGATGGCTTCGCCGTTAGACGTGTAGTCCATTTGCGTTTTAATGCCGCGTAGGGCACGAACGTAGTTAGCGTCGAATTGTCCCACCGTCGCGCCCTGATCGAGGTCCTGTGCGATGGCTTCGCGTATCCTGTCGATCACCTCTATGAAGTCCGCGCATACCGTTAGATCGAACTCTTTCAGGTTCTCGGCGTAGGTGGTGCGGCGGTTGCGCAAATAGTTGACGCTAGCGCCAAGGAACATGCAGAACTCACCTTCCGATTGAAGATGCTTCTTTGGCACTTCGTAGAGCGTCCCGGCCATGTTGCCGGACTTGACCGCCTCTTGCGTTATAACTGGCGTAGCCTCGCACCAAGCCGAATAGATCGCGTACGCCTCCCATAGTTCTTCCGGTTCTTGCCAAACAGGCGTTTTGCCGAAGTGCGCCGTAGCCAACTGGTAACACTTGGAGTAGTTGAACGAATCCGCCAAATAGCGGGTCGTCGCGTATGTGGGAGACGCTTTCAAGTGCGCGTAATCCGGCCTAACCTTCTCGGGCTTTGGCAGCTGCACCGCTTCCTTCGTTTCTATAATTTCTTTCTTCTTAATAGCCATATAATTTTTATTTACAACTCTACAAAATTACTCTTTTTCCGCCCAAATCGCCGTCTTTACACCTACCAAAACCATCGTTTACACCCGAAACCCCGATGAACAGGGCGTTTCAGCCCGGTGTAAATGATGTAAATGATAAAGATCACTTTCCCTATTATATATATTTTAAAAAATACCCCAAATTAATTATTTAAAATAACAATAGTATATTTATGTTAACTATATTATTACTTATTAATAGTTACTCTATACTAACCATCTTTACATCTTTTACAAATACACTATATTACAGTATAAAGTACTATAAATAAGCAAGTTAGGTGTGAAAGATACAAATTTTAACCATTTACATCAAAAACTTGGAAAATGCGTTCTGCGTCCTGTGGGGCTGGTCAGGTGTAAAACATGAAATGGCATTGTAAAAGAGGTTTTCACTACTTTTTTGTCAAAAACAGGCTTTTTAGTTAAAATACCGTTAAAATCAAGCTTTCTCTCTAAAAAGTTTTCTCTCACAAAGTTTTTTCCGAAGCGCGTTAAATTTTTTAACTAAAAGTCGCATTAACGTTTTTATACGAAAACACGACTTTTAGTTAAATCCAATTAACAATCCAAGTTATACAGAACCTTCCAATCGTCTAAAATATCTTTACATTTCCATCTCTCCGCCCTCTCAATCGTTTCCCATCTCAAAGTATGGTGGTTCAACTTGTCTAGCGTCCTGCTACCGTCGCAATACATATTGACCCGGTACAGCATTGAAACCTCTATCCCATTACGGTTTAAAACTGTGTCCCGGCTCGCATAGATCGGGCGTTCTATATCGTCATTCTCATAAGGCCCTACACGCTTCTTGTCCTTGTCACGATACAGCATATTTTCTACTGTCGGTATGCGTTCCGGTTCGGTCCGCGTGTTCCGGTCGTCCCGTACTTTACTAGCTGCGTATATTATATCCCGGAGCACCTCGCAGAATATCTCGGCATTTACAGCGTGAAACGGTTTGCCCTTCACCTTGAGATACTTCACACCGTTCGCTTCAAGCCAGTTGAAGATGAAAAACGCGTGTAGATTATATAACTGTGCCATCTCTTCGATAACTAAAACCCTTCTCTGTTTCTTCTTAATATATGGTGTCGGCATACTATAAATTGTTTAAGATACATACTAAAATACAACCAAGCGCGATCCCCGCCGCTATCGCCAGGACCATTTGCCCTAGCATTTTCGTCACCTTCTTCATAGCTTCAACGCCTCCTTAAGTTCACCGATCAAGCGCAACGCCTCAACTCTTGACAAGTCCACCCGGCGTTGCGGCTCGCTCTTCCGGTAAATCGTGATCGTCGTAATCTCTTTAGCGCTACGCGGTACGCGCTCGGCGTAAACCATCACCCGTTCAGCTTCCGCCTTGTCTATCTTGACGCGCATATTATACTGTGCCTTCTCTGCACGGTCCAGTGCGGTCTTGAAACGTCCGGTTCTGATGCCCGCTACTTCTTGTTCCTTCATCTCTTGTTCTCTAAATAAATGTTCCATACTTTCCATAACTTAAAATAATTAGATTAATAACGCCCAATAACACTAATAAGCCAAAACACCCTATGGCAACCAAATGCGAAATACTAACTAGTTTTTCCCTATCTAGCACCATGAATACTAACATAAGTGTAATTGCGATTAGCCCCATAATAGACAGAACTAAAAATAATGATTCCATACCTTATTATATTAATAACAGGTTTATAAAACTTAGCACAAGGGTCACCCCTCCAAGCGCCATACACACCAGATAGAAAAAATCTATTAGGCGCGGCTTATCAAAAAATATTGCTACTGCCATACCGATAAAACTTAAGCCCATTAATGCAACAAGGGCTACCATTGCTTTTTCCATAACTTAAAATATTAAATTGATTAAATACCCTATCAAATAGTCCACCCCTACCACCAGCATAACGCCGTGCCCGATCACCCCGCCGACAGCGGTTAGGAGGAAGTCCACAAAATCAGCCTTCCCACCGTACAAATGGTCCTTTACTTCCATACCTAAACCCACACCCGTAGTGAACGGGGCACCACACACCGCACCGAGCGGGATCGCGAATAAGAAATGCTTCCAGCGATTAGACGCCTTCCACCAGTCAATTAACTTTTTCATACGAATAAATTTTTTAGTATATGTTCAATAACTCTAACTGTCCAACCGTTCCCGCACATGCGGTATATCTGCGTGTCCGACACTACCCACTCATACCAATCCGGTACAGTCTGCAAGCGCGCGCACTCCGCGGGCGTCAACCGTCTTAACGTGCCGCGATTCTCAATCAGAAGGTTATCTTTCTGTACTGTTGTGAGGCAATTCGACTTTCCATCCGTTCTCGGCTCCAGGTGTTGCCTAGTCACCCCGTCCGATCCGGTTCTTCCGCGGCTGGCTACTATTAAATTGTGGTCCCGATTTTCGCGATAGACACACAACGTGTTTGCTTTCCCTTCGGGGGAAACCATGCGCGCTCCGAAACCGTTTCCCTTCGCGGCGTTAACCCTCGCGCGGTTAGCCATGCCTTCAAGGGCCTTATCCGATACATGATATTTTTCGTCTACGTCGTCCTCTAGTATATCACGGATGAATATCCCTTCGTCTTCCGGCTGCGTGATCTCCGCGATGTTCGTCCAGTACAGTCGCTTCCGGTTCTGCGCCGACACAAGGTTGCTGTTAATTTTAACGGGTTCAACTCCGATTGCGTTAGTTAATACCGCTTCCCACTTCTTCGACATAACCACGTTCTCTAACAGGAACTTAACGTTCGGGTTGTACTTCCGTACTTCCGTCAGTATCCGCATGTATTCCCAAAACAGGTACGACTGTCCGGTAAACTCGAACCCCATTATTTTAAGATCGAGATATTGGTCCAGGTCGGTCACTTCTATGTTTTCCGTTGTAGCCATCCCCGCCTGTTTCCCTGCGAAGGAAAATGATTGGCAGGGGCTTCCGCCTATAATCAAATCGATCTTATCCAGCTTCGACACGTCCACCTGCGTAACGTCACCTATGTGTATCGTGTTGGGGAACACGTGACGCGTCTGTTGTATGGCGAACTTGTCCACCTCGGATGCGTAGTATTTATTCGGGAAACATCCTAGATTAGTCAAGGCGATTTGCCCGCAACTCATACCGTCAAATAAACTCAATACATTCACACTCTATATTTTTTAATTAGTTCCTTAACCATATCCATTAAGCCGTTCTGCGTGTCCGCTTTCCCGGTCAACGCTCCGATAACCCTTTCGTCGATCGTACCCCGCGTAATGATGTGATGGACAAACACGCTATTTTTCTGTCCCTGCCGCCATAAGCGGGCGTTGAACTGCTGGTATAGTTCCAAGCTCCAAGTAGTACCGTACCATATTATACGGTTGCCTCCCTTCTGCATGTTCAGACCATGCCCCGCGCTTGCCGGATGTGTCACTAAGACGGGTATCTTCCCCTCGTTCCACCTGCGTACGCTATCCACGCCTTCCAGCGCTTCCGCGCCAAAACCCTTGAGGGCTTCCAGTATGCGTGCTTTCTCGTGTTGGAAGTTGTACGCCACCAGTACGGGTGACCCGTTCGCAGCCTCTACCATCTCAACCAGTGTTTCCAGTTTCTCGTTGTGGACCTCGTGCACCTGCCGGTCTGCATCATAGATCGCACCGCCCGCGAACTGTAAGAGCTTGTTTGATAGGGCGGCGGCGCTTAACGCTGTTATCTCTTCCTCCTGCATAAGCTCCAGCACTTGATCCTCTTCAAACTTATCGTACTGCTTCTTCACCTTCGGCGATAACTCTACGTAGTTATTTAGGTATGTAAGTTCCGGCATATCTAGGAAGTCTAGGGCTTTCATTGATAACGTGATGTCGGCTATCTTCTCGCCTAATACCGCCTCGGTCGTTGCAAGCGGTTTGTACTCGTAAACGATCCCGCCGTTCTGTGCTCCAGGTCTGAAATAGTTGGCACGGTAATCGGTGATCGTCTTCCCAAGCCTTTGCCCACCATCGACTAAATACATTTGCGCCCACAAGTCTATAAGCCCGTTTGGCGCGGGCGTTCCTGTCAGGCCCACCACCCGGCTGACACTCCGGCGTATAATCTTTGCAGCCTTGAAGCGTTTAGATTGGTGATTCTTGAACGAGGATAACTCATCTAGTACCAGCATGTCGTACGGTACTTTAGACCCGCCCCACATTTGCAGAAGCCAGACAAGGTTGTCACGGCTCACGGTGTAAACGTCGGCTTCCGCCCTTGCTGCGATCTCGCGTTGCTTCGCCGTGCCTTTAATGACTGACAAACGAAGGTGCCGGATATGCGCCCAGTTCTCGATCTCGTCGCCCCAGGTCATTTCGGCTACGCGCTTTGGGGCTACTATCAGCACCTTAGTTACTTCGAACTCGTTTATAAGATCGGCTACGGCTGTTAGCGTGCTCACCGTCTTTCCCAGTCCCATATCAAGGAATAGAGCCGCGTCCGGGTGGTCCTTGATATGCTCGACGGCGGTACGCTGGTAGCCATGTAAATTACTCCTCTGTAACATCGTTAGCCATTAATTTAAATATCACGTTCTTCTCCTCATCTCCCACTACTGAAACACATTGAAACTCCGGAATATTAGCCGCTGTGCACCTCGGGGTATTCATGTCCCACCCGACCGTATAAAATATGCGGCCTTTGCACGCTGTGTTTTCATCTACTTCCACTGCGGCGTATGTACGCCCGTCTATTCTTATTGTTTTCATAACCTTATAAATTTTCCTTAAATTCTTCAAAAATAACGTGTTGCCCGTCCTCGCGCGAATACCTGGAGCAATCTATATCCCTTGCTTTGCATTGTGGCGCGTCGACAATCTTTGTGAGGAAAACGCATCCGATACACGAACCGTCACTTTTTACACATTGAACGGTCTTGCCGTCCCCAATGGTGAATACTTCACCTACCTTATATTCTTTCATAACCCCAAATCCTTTTTATATAACATATCGTAAATATCGTCCAGCGTGTATCGCTCCGGGAAACACTTCAGTACCTCGGCGATTACGTCCAGTATATCGGGGAACTTCGATTTGATGCCTAACAAGTCCTTCACGGCTTCCGCCCGGTTAGCGTTAAACACTTCGTCCTTGTAAACCTCGGCCACCGTGTCAGCGCCTTCGAATACTGCTCCCTCGCCTTTATGAAGCTCCCGGCGGCTATATTCCCTTCTTAGTATTACGTCCGGCACTTCTGATATTAAATACTGTTGCAGGTTCTCCGGCAATTGCTTGATAGCGTCCCCGATCGCGTAACCTTCTGCGGGCGTTCCGTTTGCCATCTTCGTAACCACATCACAAAATAGATTGATGCGGTCTACCTTTAGTTTCTTATTGAAGTCTACCATAATTAAATATCTCCCTCTATTATAATCAGTTCGTCAATCCTAACCGTTACGGCCTTATACCCTTGCCCGTTAACCGCGGCAAATGGTGCGTTGCATGATACCTCTACCGTTCCGTCAGCATTGTCGGCAAGAAACCAACAAGAAAAAATGTCTCCGTTATGCTCTATGGCCAGCTCCGAGTTAGGTAGGATCATCAGCAGTTCGTCGCTTAAATTGTTCTCCGTGAAGTGACGGCCAAAACGTTTGCCACGTTCTGTCATTGCAAGGTGATAACCATTGTTATATAAGAACGCGTTTAGTTCCTTGACAGTGCCTACGCTCTTTGACTCCCTGCGGCCTGCGTTACGTACCTGTGATAACTTTATGCGTCCGTTAGGTAGTTTAGATACTTCCAGGATCTCGCCGCTATTGCTTCTATATATTTCCATGATCTTATTTATTTAAGGATTTATTAATTGCTTCCGCCATTTTCTTTAATTCGCCCCTAGAGATGTTAACGGTGAATTGCTTTCCCGGACTGTGGATCATCCAAACCGCAGTAAATTTGGAATATTGCGCGGTGTGATCTCCTGGGTTGTTGAGGTTTACTATCTCGTTGCTACTTGATGGTTTGTACTCTGCAAGGCTTAAGAGCGTCTTAACCGCCGCGTCCGCGTCTCCTAACCTTATATCCATTTCTAGGGAAGTTGTTCCGGCTGCTTGTCCGGTGATCTGATAGGTTACCGCGTCGCCCTTCGTTACCTCTACGATCTTACAGGTTCCAAGACGGAAAGACTTAAGCGTTTTTAAACTGCCCGATGCGGTTGATACTTGCGCCATGGCGCTAACTGATAACAAAACTACTGCTAAAATACTGATTAACTTTTTCATGATTCTAATTTTTATAAGTTTGATACTACGATTACCGTGCAATTCCTTAGATACAGAGTGGCTTCTGCCCTCGTTATACTGTTTGACACGTATACCGTTCTCGGTTTGGCATTTACGAGTAGCCACCGCGCAGAAGGAACTCCATCCACTAAATTGTAATTCATTAACTCAGCCAGTACATTTCCTAAATTGGTTTTACCTGTTCCAGGTCTGCCAATAATTAAAATTTTTTCTTTCATATCTTTTTGGGTGTTGTGGGCGGTGTTACCCGCCCGGGTTATTTATTCGTATAAACTAAAACTCTTGTAAATCGTTACAGATAATTCTTTGTAGTCCTTTACGGCTTGTTCGTACATCTCGCGCGCTTCTTCCTCGGTCTTTCCGAACAAACGAATTACGTACCCCGTCCCGACGACTACCACGTAGTCCGATTTTTTTTTTTTTTAATTTTTTCATATCCTTTTGAGTGTTGTGGGCGGTGTTACCCGCCCGGGTTATTTACTTTTCTATCTCCGTTATCCATTGAATACCTAACCAGTCGTTAAGGTCTGAACTCTTTTGCAATCTTGCATTTTCTTTTTTAATTTCGTTAGCCTCTTGTTCGGTTATCTCTTTTCCGTTTACATAATACTTTTTCATATCTTTAATTTTTAAGTGGTTATTTCCTTTTGACATTTCAAAGATACGACAAGTTATCGGACTACCAAAATATAGGGTAAACTCTTAACTTTGATTTGCATTAAACGTTCTTAGTTAACGTCCGTTAACATAGAAGTCTATTAATTCCTTCAAATCGTTGTACTCGTCAGGGTTCGATACTACTCGTACATTGAAGTCTAGCGCGGCGATCCGATCGAGTATAACACGCTGTATCGGTCTTGGTTTGCAGCCCGTAGACTTGAACTCAACAAAGATAGCCGTCCCACCTGGTAACAAGTACATTCTATCTGGAAGACCGTTTATAAATTGGGATAGCAGCTTAACTGCCATCCCTCCTTTACTCTCGACGTACTTAGACATAGTACGCTCGAATACCTTTTCGCTAGTTTCCGTTGCCTTCATTCGTTGGTACATTAATATGTAGGCTAGCGCCGTTTGCCACTTTGCACGCTTTCCGCAGTGCTACGAAATTCTTCCGGGCTGTGGTTGCTTCCGTCCATGTCAGAAGGGCGCACCCTTCTATATCGCCCCATTGGTTGGCCTTCTTGTCATACGCTTGCAGCTTATACATACCGCAAAAATACCCTGCGCTCTTATCCGGTGTGATCCGGGTTGCGCCATCACGGGATTTTAATTTCTTCTTGTTACTCATTGCTATATTGTTTATTTTCTTTCCATTCCTCCTTTTGCCGGGTTAGTTCTTTCATCGCTTCATCCGGTTCTATCTTATGTACATTTCCGGCTGTACAATGTTGCCCGCGTAATTCCCCGGATAGTATTTTAACGGTGTGACACCTTTCGGTCAAATTAGCTGTTGTTACCATTCCTAGAGTACGCACCCCATAGAAGTCAAACATAACGTAGTCATACAATTTTATCGGGCTGCCAATAGTGGCTAGGCTTTTCCTAATCCGGTCAGATTCTCCCACGGTGGTATGGGACGTGAGAAAATCCTCTGTTCCGTAATCGCCGAACATTTGGCGCATAACGTGTTTGTAGTCCTCGTAATTGTCCCACTCTTCCGGGTGGAATGGGGAGTGCTCAAACAACACTACTATCTTTTCGTCTGCGTACGTGTGCACTCTCCATGCGTTCGTATTCTGAACCATCCATTCGAAAATAACGTCTAACTGATTCCGCGTGAGACGCAAACCACCCGCGCCAATCGTCAGCAAAATAAGGTTAGGAGAAACTCTCCCTTCTCTTAGGTCCCGTGTAATTTTGGCCTTCAGGCCTTGTTCAAAACTTTCCATACAATAAAATTTTATAAGTTTAATTGGATAATACGCGGCGATCGCGATAAGTACCGCCACTAAAATAATATACATCATTCCTCCGTTACATAAGTTAAATTAACCCTTTTCACTGTGTACCCCTGTGAGGTGTAATAGTCGGCAATATACCGCCGTTCCGCTTCTATGTCCGTCACGACATACACAACTAAACCACCTTGGACTTCCCTGTAGTCGCTTACAATAGTTCCCGCTGTGGTCACTATATTAGCTCTTAGTATCTGTATCATAGCTTTAAATATTAGTTGTCGGCTCGCAGCACAATAAAATGAATAATACAAATAGGATCGCCCAAAACGTGTAAACTACAAATTGTTTCATATCTTTTTAGTGTTATGGCGGGTGTTACCCCGCCGGGTTATTAATTTTTTAATGATTTGATTTGTCTTTCCAATAAACGCGCCCTGCTAGCTTCATTATCTGCAAATTCATTTTGCCCTATGGACCTGTAATACTCGGCGTTTTCTTTGGCGTTTTCAAGTGCTCTTTGTTTTTCCTGGATCATCCGTGACTTTTCGGAATTGTCATTTCTGATTATTACATCCTCTAGAGCGGTTCTTTTTGCTAATTCGATAGTTGCTTTCATATCTTTAATTTTTAATTGGTTTATTTCCTTTTGACATTTCAAAGATACGGATTAATTATGAAGTACCAAAACTTTTCTCAAAAAACTTTAGTATATTAACAAAAATAAAGTCTCGCGTATCACTACGAAAGACTTTTTAACTGAAAAACCACCCTAAAAGAATTAACCTTAAAAATTAGAAAAGAAAGTATTGTTTTAATTCGGTATCACAAAGATAGTAATTTTTTGCTTTCCTCGCTACCTTTACGGATATAAACTACTTGTGCGCCGTATAATTTGGTTCTTTTTAACTTTCCTTTATACCATCCGCCTAACTGTCTCATAGCTGTTGCCAGTTCGCGCCCTTTCGCACTTGTATAATCTTCTTTCCTGCGCCCCAAGGCATCGACCCAAAGCTCCATTAAACAGAACGTATTTTTTTGAACCGTTCCCTCTTCTTCCAGTGATCCAGCCAGGAAGTCGGCGCGTTGTTGTTCGGTGCGGTCTTCGTAGTCAGCCGGGAAAAGCTTATCTACGTAGTTTTCTATAATACCTACCAGCGGGCTTTCTTCTGTAAACTCCTCGCGGCCTTCGTTGGCGATCGCTTCGGCTTCGTCCGACAAAACAAGGCTTTCACCCAACATGTACAGCTCCATTGCTTCTGCCCAAAGTTGGTCTACCACCGCCTCGAAAGACTTCTCGAACAGCTTGTGCGTGTTCTTGTTGGCACGTACCTCGATCGGGAAGAAACGGCGGTTTCCGGTTTTGTCCTTCAAAAACTCGTCGTCGTTAGTAGACCCGAAAAATACGCATTGCCGTCTGTGCGTCTTGACGCGTCTAGCGTACGCGCTACGATATGTATCTTCACGCTTGCTAATAAAGTTCTTAGTGGCTTCCACGTCCGAACGGCGAAGGGCTGACAACTCTTCTAGCCCCACTATCCAAGCATGTTGTATCGCTTCGTAGGCTTTTTGCCCGGACACGTCCGTTAATGAGTCATTGAACCAACCTTTTGAAAGGGACTGTATAAGCGTGGACTTTCCCGCGCCCTGCCCGGAATACATAACCAGCGCCGTATCGAATTTGCGGCCCGGCTCATACACTCTAGTAACGGCGGCAACCAGCATTTTGCGGAACGCCTCGGAAACATATATACTAGGTTCTGCGCCCATGTAGTCAACCAGGAAATTATCAATACGTTTCACGCCGTCCCACCTTTGCGCCTCCAGGTACTTCTTGATAGGATGGAAAGCATTTTCGCTGCAAACCTTTTCCAGCGCGTCGTTTAATTTGCTGTCATTATAAATACCGTGCAAATCCTCTATACGTCCACGGATAATCGCTACGGCGGTATCGTCCATCATATCACCCTTCTTGATGTCTTTCGAGAAGAACGGGGTTCTAGTGTACACGATTGTATCAAGAAACAAGTCATAAGCTAGCAGATCATTCAATAGTGGGTCACACTTGAAGGCGTTAACGAAGTTGCGAACGGTACACAATTTATCGCCCTTTCTATCCAAGTCCCAAACAAGTTCGGCGGCGGTTTGCGCGTCACTCTTAACATCGTCCGTGTATTCTTCGAAGTCGGCTAGATCGTCGTCCACGGCTACCATATCTTTAACGCACTCTTTATCCGCGCAAATTAGCTTGTTCATCTCGCGGGTACTGTCTTCCTTACCCAGGTGCCCGAACTTGTGCACACGTACCAAATCGTAGGCGTTGTATGCGTGTCCGTCTCCGATCGGGTCGGTTGAGTGGTGGGAAAAGCATAGTACATCATCATACACTACCAGCCCGGCAGCGCCTGATCCAAGAGCGTAGGTATAGCGCCCGTTGTCTACTTCCGTGTAAACGTCCGATAGATATTTCTCTATTGCTGCCTGTATCGTGTATGAACGGCAAAAAGCGCCTACTAGGCCCTCTTTATCCCGGGGGTCCTTTGCCATCTCTTTACCGATGATGGCACGGGTGTCGCGTTCCGTATCGGAGTGGAACGCCCATTTGCGCACGTCTCGCCATTCTTCATTGTCTCCGTACAAACCTACGAGATACTCCGCGCTGATCGGCTCTCCTTCGAATACTTCGAAAAGTCCGGTTTGATCTTTGGAAAGAGATTGCCAGTACATCATACGCTCGGGTTGAAATGTCGTTTTATCGAATAGATCGATACCTAACAACTCGGCTACTTTACGCGCCGCGGCTTCGTACATAACCACGTCTGTAACCTCTTCCTTAAATGGCATAATAAGACGGTAACGGCGCGATCCAGGGCGGTCTGATCTAGTGGTATAAATAGCTGCCGCCACGCCCGGAAAACGATCCGCAAAATCAAATGGGAAAAGATCGTCTCCAAAGTCTACATCTAGCGTGATCATTGAGCGGGACATAACCGCTTTCTTAAGGCGTTGGGCGCCTGAAAGCTCGCCAGCCATGAATCCGCCCACGTCCTTCAATGAAGACTTAGCGGGCTTGTCCAGCCTGTCGAACTCGCGTACCGTTTCGTTAGTAATTACGGGCGTTCCTAGTCTTTCCAAAAATGCTTCCCAGGTCATACGTACGGACTTCCACTTCAATGAAGCCGAAGAGCCTGCAAGCGATAAAGTGTATTTTTCCATGTTAATCTTTCTTATAATAATTACTAGTAAACCCTTCTGCCTTCAACGGAATACCGAAAGCGTCTGCCCATTTTGGCGTAACTGCCATAGCTGTACAAATTTCCTCTAGCGAAACAACCGGATCACCAAAAGCATCTAAAGGTACCTCGTTTACCGTTTCATCATGGATGTGCCCCACGATCTTAACAGCCGGGTAACGTTTTACAATCTCTTGCATACCGTATGCCAATAGGTCACGGCTGACTGCCTGCGTTATATTCTCGGTTAGCTTTCCGCCATATGTGTCTAGATCCGCCCATTTTCCGGTAAGGTCTTGACCCTTGTATGTTATAACCTCTCTATCTCGTCCGTGTACGCTTTTCGTAGCGATCCGGCAAAACGGGTAAAACAAACGACGCCCCGAAGGTAATAAAATTGCTAGGGAATTGTTTTCTTTAAACCATTGAAATGTACAAACGTGTACGCCGTACCGAATAACTTCTACATCTCGCTTGTTACGAATACAGAGTTTAGCCCGGCTATCTAGGGCCTCCCAAAATTCAACCACCCTCGGAGAAGCGGCGCGCCATCTCAATATAATATCCTTGTACAACGATGGATCAATTGCCTTCTCGTAGTCCATCGTAGACATAGCACCTACCCAACCGCCATAGCCTAATGCAAGCTCGGTTACTTTACCCTGTTGGCGGTAATGGGTGCCTTTTCCGCATTGATCCTCGGGCAAACTAAACGTCATACTTGCAGACACTACGTATATATCTTTTCCGTTGCGGAACGCTTCAATACGCCAATCTTCGCGACACAGGCACGCCAGTACACGGGCTTCAATAGCCGAATAGTCAGCAACGTGGAATATGGTGCCCTCTGGGGCTACAAACGTTGTTCTTATAAGCTGCGATAACGTGTCAGGCACATTTCCCCAAAACGTTTCAAAGTCTGCCAAACACATGTGCTTAACATTATCACGCGCGCCGTCAAGGTCGTGTATATAGTTACGCGGTAGGTTCTGCATCTGGACCAGTCTGCCCGCCCATCTTCCAGTACGGCCCGCGCCATAGAAACGGTACAAACCGTGTACCCGTCCGTCGAAGCACACGCAATTGCGCATCGCGGTATATTTAGCGTTGCTAGTCTTGTTTATGATCTTTCGGGCGTTTAGTACTTCGTCTACCCGCTCGTTGTCGCACTCTTGCATAATCTGCTCTATGTCTTCTTTACGGAACGAATCGAAAGACTTTCCGGTGTTGATTAGAACAAAGTCCTTTAATTGCATTGTGGACTTTAAAGAAGATATGCCGTACTTAGTTTTAATCCGGCTTTTCAATTCGTTGCAAAATTCCTCGTTGAGAGCGTCCGCCCGTTCCGCTAGTTCCATGTCTACAGCGATACCATTGTCGTTAATGTCTTGGTCCAGTCTATACAGGTCTATCTCTGATTGTGGGAACTTGCAATAGTCTAGGCGTGCCTGTGCTTCACGTTCTGAAAGAATATCATATCGTAAGTAGTCTATAAATTCCTCCCATTTATCGGGAAAGTCTTTAGAATAATTCCGGTACTCTTCCGGTTTCGCTCTAGTTGGTTTCTGTGGCTGGCAAAAGAACTTTATAAGGGCTAGACCTGTGCCCTTCTTGCCTTCTTTCAAATCGAGGGCTTTAGAAAGGTTTCCCAGGCTCTCGGGGAATCCAGAGTATAACGCCATAGTTGCGGTACATAGGAAACGTTCCGCGGGAATATTGATGCCATATGCCATCAAACACAGCCGTTCAAATTGCGCGTTGTGTGCCACAATCGTATATTGCTCGTCTAGTATCAAGTTCACGAAGTCCGTAAATTGATCATAGGCATCTGATCTAGTCATATCTACGATATTAACCGGACCGTCACCGACTGCGTAACCGATAAGAAGTATCTCGAAGTCGGGCGATTGCGTATATCGGTACGCGCCGCCTGCCTTAATATCCTCACCGGAAAATGTTTCAAAATCTATATAAATTGGTTTCATGTTTTTAGGGGTTTTTAAAATTAAAGCCGCGCCGCTTCTACTCGGCACGGCTTTGGAAAATCATTTTACACTTGTTTTAACGAGATTGATTAATAATTAATTTAATTGTTTATACTTGAAATAATTGTTTTAGTTGAAGTCTGCCAGACTGTCGTTTTCATCGCTTAAATCTTCGAAGTCGTTTACGCTTGATCCGCCGTCTAGTCTATCATCGTCGGTTACTTTTTGTATTCCGTTCAATCCGGCTGTTATACCGCGGTTGTCGGCGCTCATGTTGTAACCGTAGATCGAGATGGAAGCCACGCCCCAAGATCCGGAATACATATCCTCTTTCACTGTGATCGGGCGTTTCCCTTTGTCAATTACGATCGGTTGCCCATGCTCCTCTTTTCTTTTAGCGGTAATGTAGTACATACCTTCAAATCCGGCTTGCCCTTCTTTCTCTGGCGCGTCGCCATCCTTTAACGGGCTTTTGTAATTTTCCGGTACGCGTCCCTTGAATTTCGGGTCCCTTGAAAAATAATCCTGTGCTTCTGCCTTAACCGCATCATTAATTTGCTTAATTAGGGCAATGTCAGTTTTTGGGATCAAAAGCACGACACTGTAATGAAAATCACCTACTCCGTTGAATTGTTCCGGTTCAAAAACTCTTACATAAGAGAAACGCACGTTTTTTAAGATCAATTTTCTACTCATAATTTTTAAGTTTAATTTGTTTCACGGTTCAAAGATATTGCTTTATTTGGGACTTCAAACCGTTTATACATTCTTTAATTGTTTTTTAACTTCTGTTAGCCTTCTATGTCGAAGTCGCAAAGCGGGCTGTATTCTACTCCCTTAGCGCTTTCCGGTACTAGTTTTGGCGCGCCGGGTCGTGATTCAATCGCGTCTCCAAACCTCGCGCTAAATACCTTTTTGCCTACCAACTTCTCGAGATCTCCGATACCCTTTAGTTTGATGTTTAGCACTTCGTCCTCCAGGAACTCGTTTAAGAGCGCCTGCCGTACCTTTGCCTCGTCCTTGATAACTCGGCTTGACCGTCCGGCTACTAGCTTGTAGCCCTCCCATTTATGCCCCTGTATCGCTCTATCGTAAACGTACTTATTTACCGATTCAATCCAGCTCTTATACGTGTCGATCTTACCAATAAGGTCTACTATTTCCTCATCAGACAACAACAGTGGTTCGGGCTTTTCGTCGAAGTCCGCAAGTATTGCGTCACGTTGCGCCCTGCATTGGGCTTTAACCGGACAAAATTTGCACCAACTTCCGATAACCTGCTTTCCTTTGCCCTGTATTGCCGCTTTTGCGGCTGGTTTCAGGACTTTCTCCGCCCACTCAAGTAATTCACCCTTCGACATCTCAAACGTGTCGTAATGGTCTAGTCTGACTTGTGCGATCGTCATTCGAATATTGGTTATGTCCTTTGACGCTGCCGCCTTCAGGGCTCCCAAAGCATACAGCATCATTTGTTCGTTGTAATTGGCTGTTACCTTAACGCCTGCGCCGTACTTCAGATCTATAATGTGTACCGTCTTGTCAGATACTAGTGTTACGTCTACCGATCCGAACGAATCCGGTGCATAATCGGTAATGTCTACCTTTCTCTCTAGGAACATTTCGCTAAAACCGTCCTCCCTAGCCATCTTGTACCCTTCGCCAATAACATAATCGCAATAGTCACGAATGTAATTCGCCATGTCAATACTAAACAGCGGGTTTACAAGGTGATCAGCTTTCAACGGCACTGCATCGTCAATTATCGGATCATATTCGCCATTCAAGTATTTTGTCAAAGCATATTCGGCTATTTCGTGGGCTAGTGTGCCCTCTTCGGCGTAAACGCTTGACTTGCTTCCGGCGGCTTCTGCTAGTAGCGCCGATGGAGTACAATGGATCCATCGTTTCGCGCTACTCGGCGATAAAATCGCGTGGTCTCTATCCGCGTGTCCCATTACAGCCGGCTTGAGATGTATGCAACAAAATCATTAAACATCTCTTCCTTCAACGTCGGGAAACTGGAAGCGCCTACATGTTCAAACGCTTCCTGTACAATTGGGCGTTTCTTTGCGTTTAGTGCTTTCATAGCCCACGATTTGCAATCGTCGATAGTATAAGATGCTGCATCCGTTTCGGGTTCTTCTACCTTTGCAGGCTCTTCCACCTTTGCGGGTTCTTCTACCGGTGCGGGTTCTTCTACTGGTGCGGGTTCTTCTACTGGTGCGGGTTTCGCTGCACGTTTAGCACGTGTCTTGGCGCGTTCTGATTCCACCATCTCTGACACTGTTTTAGGCTTCTCTTCGTCCTTCACCTTTGTTGCTTCTACAACTGCGTCCGCCAGCTTGTCAAGATCGGTTTTACGTTCCGTTACTTCCGGTACGGCTTCACCTGCCAATTCGCGCAAATAGTTAGATGTTGCTAACAATTCCTTCACACTCTCATTTCCAAATAATTCGATTACTACTTTCATTTTTTCTTAAAATTAAAAATTATTCCTACTAGTTCAGTTTTGCTCACTCTGATTTTGCCCGTTCCGTTCTCGTACCGGGTGAGCTTTCCGGCGTTGATTTGGTAGCGTATGGCATTTTCGGTGCACTCCGCTAACCGGGCGGCTTCCGCCACTGTGATAAGTTCTACTTTTTCCATTTCATCTTTTCGTTAAATTTAAAACTCAATTTGTCAGACGTTCGATAAGTTTGTACGTGATCGGAATAAGCGGCGCGCCGGGCCTGTTCGAAAATAGTTTCGTAACGTTTGGCGTGTGGAATTATAAAACCCTGGATTTTATACTTAAACTTTTTTCCGGCTTCTTCTTCTCGTTGCAAATCATCGAACACCATTTTCGAGTTGCCCGGATAGCCGTATAGCATTGTAGCCTCGCCTATCGTTTTGCACGCTGTAATCCTCTCTCGTATAATCTTATAAAAGAACGCTTCTAATTTGTAAATGTCTACTGCCATATCTAGTAATGTTTAAAACGATTCTCCGGTATCGGAATAGTTCAACAAATTTAGTTGGTTTCTCATTTCGATATCACAAAGGTACAGCTTTATTTTGAACTACAAAACTATTTCCCAAAAAACTTTAGTAATTTAACTCTGATTAACGGTTTTGAAGGTTTAATAACAATGTAAATGACGAATAACCCTTTTTCAATGTATCTTTCACGCCTTAACTAATTGCGTATCAGTTAGTTAAGTGGCAAAAACGGGTGAAATGTAAAAGGTAAGTGATAGTTTCCCTATTAGTTTATATTTAAATATTTCTATAAATTCATTCACATATTAATTCATATATTTACATATTTTATAGATTATATTACTATTTCATTCTTATCTCTATATATCATCTTTACATCTTTTACATTAGATATATATTGATAGATAAAGTACTAGTTATTAGTGAGTTAAGTGCAAAAGATACAAATTTTAATAATTTACAAGCAAAAACGCCAACTCGTTAAGAATCAGCGTTTTAAGTTTTCAAGTGTGAAAGATGGAAGGGCGTTTATAAAAGATGGAAGGCTTTATTTGTTGAATTCTGCCGAGAATTCCACGTGTATTTTAGATTTTGGGTTTTTATTCGATACGGTTATGGTTTGTTTCGGTTTTCCGATCCGAAAGAATAAAAACCTCTTTTGCTTGACTGATCCGATCACGTCGATCGTGTCGGTACTGCTAGATTTTATAATCGTGGTGTCCGGTTTAGACTCAACTTGTATATCATTCCATCCGTCGAAATAGTGCGCAAATCGGTTTTCTTTGTTCCCATCCCTGTATTCTGTCTTAACCACGGTGTCCACCTTGGTAACTGTCTCGGCCCTTGTAGCGTTCTTAAGCTCCCGTATCTTTATCCCCGCCTCGCGTACCTTATTATATAGGTCTGCGTTATATAGTTCCAGCTCGTCCTTCTCTAGTTTTAGCTGCCTAGCCCGTTCCGCGTAATCACCCGCCGTAGTCTTGAACGCTACGGCCTCGGTGTTAAGCGCGGTGATGTTGTTTTCCTGCCTTTCTAGCTCTTTATGCTGCCTTTTTATAGTCTTGTACGATGCGTACAATAAAATGGCTAGAAGGACCGCTAAACACACTAATATCTTATCTAATGCTATTTTCATAGGTGGAGTATTTGACGTTTCACATTATCCCTATCATATGAGATATGCACCCATGAAAAATTCTTCTCGTCGATAAGCTGGCAGTAAGGCAAATTGAGTTTTTGCGCCAGATCAAAGAGTTTCTTATTCTCTTGTTTGCTTCCCGCTGTAATGTCCGCCGCTTGTCCCTTCAGGTGCTGCGACGTTTTAGAGCCTTTCACCGCCGCGTTTAGGGCCGGCGATCTGTATCCGCTATTAACACGGATCGGTTTGCCATACGCGTCCCGTAGAGGGTCTAGTACCTTATCAACTAACAGTTTCAGATTCTCCGCCGCTTCCGGTGTCGGGTCGTTGTTGATCTTCTTCGCTGCCGCTGTCGTTGACGCGGTTAGTTCTTGAATTGTGAAGTTTCGCATTTTTCAAGTTTTTTATAAAGTCCAAATATTTAGTATTAATCAGTATATCCAGTACCGCAATAAACTCATTATCCGGTTGGATTTTTTTAAAGTTACGAATAATATTCTTAGAATACACCAGCGCAAATAACGTTGTGAGTAATCGTAATAAGTCCGTATAGTTCCCCTCCGGCTCTATAAGCCGCGCGCCTGCCGCCGTGAATAGAATCACGATCGCCGCGATCGCATACTCGAAAAAAACATGGAAAGCCTTTTTGTGGCTGTATTTTTCACCAGCCCGCAAACCTGCGATAAGTCCCACTATAAAATTTAATGTCCCGAATAAGATTATCAGGACGAAGAAAGTCATCACATCGTTAGTAACT